TGATTCGCCCTGCACCCAATAGCCGTCCACGTTTGTCTTGCCGTCAATCGTTCCGCAGTCTGCCCCGGCAAGGATTACGTTCTTCGCGCCCATGTGATAGGCGATATGGATTGCGCTGTTAATCGTTGACCAACTGACCACTATCCTCCCGCTGTCTATTTCTTCGGGATGGAGCCATTGGTCATTGCAGATATGCTCAAAGACGTAGTAATCATGGTCCGGGAAGATATTGAGCCGCATATTCGTGTTGCCGCAATCATGCTTGCTCAGTATCCAGGTTCCGCCGTCGCTCAGCTCGTATGCCTTCGGGAACCCGCCGTACTCTTTCCTGACGTAATATTTGCAGGGAATGTAGCGGTAGATATCGCCGGAGCCGATTGTCACCTTCCCGTCAAAGAAGGACTTCGGGATAAAGTTCAGCGTTGCACCCGAACCAAGAACGTATATGTCTTTGCCCTTCTCTATATCCTTAAGCAGACTGATCGGCTTCACGGGTTGCTCTCTGCGCTTTCTGTTTTAAGGTGCTGCACCTGTCCTTGTAGAACTTGTTGCTCTTTTTGAGTTCGTCATTCTTCAGCAACAAGTCGGCTACCTGCTTGCTCAGATTGTTTATCTGCTCCCGCAATCCCCTTATCTCCACATCCCGCGACTCAATAATCATCTTGAGCTTCGGGATATGGTGATCTCTGCCGCCGAACAGGACTGTTGCGTTCTTCGGTACTTCGATTGCCATTAGGTTTTCCCTTTCTGCATCATGTCGTAAGCCCGTCTGCCGATGGATATATCCATGTGGACGCGGTTAAGAGGTTCATACAGGGCAAGGCGTTTCGCTTGCAGGATGGCCCATTCCTCCTTCTTCAGCGGGTCAAGCCCCTGGATTTCCCGCGTGTACTCATCGTCAAGTTCGCTGAACAGGCTCTTGAAGTACGGGTTGTCCGTTATGAATCTCAGGAAAAGCTCCGCACTCTGGCCGCGTTCAAACTGCTGGTCAAGCGTTAGGACTTGTGGTTGCTCCACTATTCTTCACCGCTCCTTCCATTGCTTTCATCTGCATATTCATTCCGTGCTGTTCACGGCTCATGGCGTGTTCCTGCTGATTGAGTGCCATCTTGCCCTGAAACTGCTCCCGCTGTTTCTGCATATCCAGAACTTTGTTCGGGTCAACAGGATTAGGCGGTACTTGATTGGCCTGCTGTGCCGCCTGTGCAAGGGCCTGCGGTGGAATCTGTACGCCCAACATCTGTGAGAGAATCATGGCTTGAAGCTCAATAGGCAGGCTGGTCCATATCTTGTCAATCTGAAGGTACTCTCTCCAATCGGTCTGCTTCGGTTTCTGAGCCGCCGCCTGCTGATCCTGCCGGAACTGCGTTATTGACTTCATGGAATCGTCAACATTGACACCCAACAGGCTGTACTTGCGCTTCTGAAGGTTAATCAGGTGTTCCGGAGTCATAATACCCATCGGGATACCGGCCTGTGTGCCGAACTGAACCAGCAGGTCAAGCTGCTGTGCGCTCACCTGCTTCTCTGCGGGACTAACTCCAATGTCAATTTCAATGTCATACTCCCCGTCAAGGTCTTGCGGATTGATGGTAATGTCCGTCCCAAGTAACTTGATCGGGTCTGAAGTGCGCCACTTCTGATTAATGAAGATGAAATCCCGGATTACGCCCATGATCGGCCCGTTTGCCATGAGCATAGCCGACATTCTGAGCCGTCTTGCCCCGCCCTGAGAAACAATATTCATCCCGTGGGCGGTCTTGTTGGTGGAGTCGGGCAAGATTCCCTGGTTCAAGCGCGGCTGACCAGTGGTTTCTTCCCGCTCGCCCTTCAGGAGTTCCCACGCCTTGAGAATGAACATATCCGGGGGCTGGACAGGGACTTCCCCTATCTTCGTCGGATCGCCAAGAATAACGTCAAACGGCTTCCTGTTCTGCAACATGGCCTGCATACGCACATCGTTGGTAATCGGGTTGCGGTATGCGCTCATTGCCGCCATGTCCTGAATGAAACGAATCAGGTTTGTTGCTATCTTCTGGTCATAATCAACGATTTCCGGGGGAGCAATGCCGTTGACCTTGTGCGGCTCCGGGATCATCCCACCGATACGGAAGCAGGGCTTCTCGTAAGGGTTTTCTATCGCACGGGCAATAACCTCATCCTCGATTGTGTCAACGATGCAATGCTCAAGTATTCCGTCACCGTCTATGTCGAGCCTGACGTAGCACTCCTTATGGCTCAACTGCTTGGAGAGATTGTCCTTCTCGTCGGACCTTTCGCTATCCGTGATGGTTTCTGTCAGGTCGTCAGCGTCATACTTGATCGCACGTTCATCAGGTTCAAGTTCATGCTCAGAACCAGCCAGTTCCTTGCAGGCCGCAAACGTGCCTTTTCTGAATATCCCCGCGTTTTCCTTCTTGCGGATTTCGTCAAGGGTGATTTTCTTCTTGTGATAAACAAGCCGCCCCTCAATGCCGCCCCAATCCGTGATCTTGCAGTCGGCGGAATAGGCAAACTCCCACGGAGGCACTACCTCGAAGGCGGGGCCAGCGTACTTAATGACCTTCTTGAGTATCTTGACCTTCTCGTAAACCTTCTCTGTGACAGGCTCACCCGTATTCGGATCAACGGACTCGTAGACCGCTTCCGTGTATTTCGTAACCTGCCTGTTCTGATCTTCCTGGTAAAGCTGGATAAGCTGGTCTGCGGTAAGGCGGTCGTAATCCTCGCGCTCAAGGTCGTAGTCCTCTTTGTAATAGACCTTGAAAACGGCATAGTGGTACAGGCCAGCGTTAAACAGGAAGTCGTACAGGCGTTTGTAACCATCCTGTTTACGGAACATCTGATACCGGATAAGCTTCTGGAAATTGGAAGCCCTCTCCGCGTTATCAGACTTCAGGATAAAAAACTCATCCGTGAATATTTCTATCAGGGAGGAAATGGCGGACTGATGCTGAACCCAAACGATAGGCGCAACCGTCTGACTCCACCCGTCGCGCTCGTTCCCGTAAAGTTCGCACCGGAAACGGTCGTAACTATTCTCCCGCTGAGAGGCAAGGTCGTCCTGAATGTTCTCAGCCCGGTCAATATCCGGCTGCAACAGGCCAAGGATTTGTTCGTCAGAAAGTTTCGTCTTGGTTTCCGCCATTAGAGTATCACCGACTTGGAAGTTGATGGTGTAACAGACGTTGCCGGATACCATTGCGTGTCACGCAGGACGGCACGGTAAAGGCACTCGCAAAAGTCGTCATTGTCTTTGGAGGGTTTCAGCGTGTCCGGGTCAACCATGTAATCCTCCATCTGCGTGACTACCTCTCCGCAGTCTCGGAAAACGAATAACGCGGGCATATCGTTCTCCGTTTTCAGTAAGTCCCGAACCATCACAAGGCCGCTGTCCTTCTCCTTGCTGGCCGTTTCCAGATAAAAGCCGTGTGCCGCGAACACATCGTACATTGTCGAGAAAACATCCGTGATGTCGTTCTTCTCCCCGGACTTGCTCAACGGGTCTATCTCGATAGAGTTCACCCTGTAGGCGTGATCTTTTACCCTTCGGATTATCTGCTCTGCTATGTATTTCGGGTTCCCCCTTTCCTTCCATCCCTCCACCACGTACTTGAAGTTCTTTTTGTCCGTGGCGAGAAAGAGAATGTTCCATGGTTTAGCCGGATGGAAGTCGATCTGAATATCAACCAGCCAATCAAGAGGTACGGCAAATCTGTACTGCCCTATCGAACATCGGCCAAATCAGCGAACTGAAGTAGGAAGGCTTGCCGTGGATACGGGCAAGGATTTCTTCTTCAGTAAGTGTTTTCTTGAACTGCTCAATGCCTGCTTCCGTTATGCCGAATCCGACGTTGACGTAAATATCAGCGTCTATGTTGAATACTGACGGGTCAGGGTTCCCCTTATCGTCCAGCTTCTTGACTATCTCCCGGTGAAGCCATGCTTCCTTCAGGAGTGTCGCGCCAAAGAGTTCGCGTCCCTGCCTGTCTATCAACCCTCTCGCGCAGGCAATGCGGATGTCTCTGGTGGGCGGCTCATCGTAAATGACCAAATCCCCACTCCATCCCTCAAACATATCCGAGGACTGAGAGTTGGACATTATCTCAAGGGTGGATTTAGTCTTGCGGTCTGTCCAGAGAGCTTCTACGCCCTGGTTATTCTTCTTCGTGTCCACCCGGCGAATATTCGGCCACCACTTTTTAAGCTCCGGCTCCACAACCGCCTTAATGTGGCTCTCCCATCCCTGCCCGACATAGCGAATCTTGCGAGGCTCATTGTGCGGGAACTTGATTGGCCTGCGGCTCCACGGCCATTCTCCGAACATGGTAGAGAATCCAATCACCGTGTCTATCGTGGTCTTGCCAATCCGGTTGGCTCCGGTGAAGGTGAACACCTTCTTGGCCGGATCGTCCCACGCGGCAAGCAGTTTTTCCTGTGCCGGATTAGGCTTGAAGAAGCAAATCCGGTTCTCATCCCTGAGTTTCATTATCAGGGCAACCTTCTTCTTCGCTTCCTCGTATGCAAGCCGCTTGCGTTCAGCAACGGGGATGTAGGTCATTATTTCCTTACAATGATCCCGTATGAATCGTAGATCGTGCCGTTTTCGTCTTTATCAATCCAACTCCGCATGAACTCATCCACGGCATTTCAAAACCGCCGTCCCGGAAGTCGTCACCGGATACGGCCAGGTCGGATAATAAGGTTCCGGATAGACCGGATACGGCACATAAACAGGCTGAGGCTGTCCGATTTGATCCTGCGCCTGCTTGACCAGTTTCAGAAGTTCAAGCTTTCTCTCGAGCAACGCTATTTCTTCTTTCAGGTCCATGACAAATCCTTTCTATGCGGCTATTTCCTCATAACTTGCCTTGACCGGGAATTTATGGAAGTACC